TTGCGATTGGACCTGCGCGTGTCCGTCAAGTTCAAGTCCTGACCAATTCTGGTGGGGCTGGGCGGCTTACTATTACCAATGGCAATGGTGGCGCTACCGTGCTGGATATTGACTTTCTCGCGTCTGACTCTCACTCCATCAACATCCCTGATAATGGTCTTCGTTGCGAAGCAGATGTTTATATCTCAGCCGCAACGAACATTGACGCCATTACGGTCTTCTATAGCTAGGGGGATCAGATGCGGAGGTACTACAAGTCAGGCGGGCGAGTCGATAAAGCTGGTATGGCTTGTAACAAGCCGCGTCGTACTCCATCGCACCCTAAGAAGTCACACGTTGTTAAAGCGTGTGAAGGGGGTAAAGAGAAGGTAATCCGTTTTGGGGAGCAAGGCGCTAGTACCGCTGGCAAACCAAAACAAGGTGAATCTGCGCGTATGAAAGCCAAACGTAAGTCGTTCAAAGCTCGCCACGGTAAAAACATTGCTAAAGGCAAAATGAGCGCTGCGTATTGGGCCGATAAGGTTAAATGGTGATGTCATGCCAGCTAAATCTGCAAAACAAAAGCGGTTTATGGCAGCGGTAGCAAACAACCCCAAGTTCGCTAAAAAAGTTGGGGTACCTCAAAGTGTAGGAGATGAGTTCATGAAAAAAGGTTACAGAATGGGTGGTATGCCCATGACAGACGAAATGCCCATGAAAGAAAAAATGCCAATGAAGCGTAAGAAAAAGCGTCCAATGGATGACATGATGGCTGTTACTGGCACAGGCGCAGCAGCACCTCGTCGCGGCATGAAAAAGGGCGGTAAGGTACGTGGCTGTGGTATGGCTCGTGGCGGCGCTGTTCGTAAATGCAAAATGGTAAAAATGAAAGGTTCCGATGCGTAGTTACTACCGCAAATGCGACTGCGATTGTTGCAGTGGTAAAGGCTATAAGAAGGGCGGCACTGTAAAAGACGAGTGTTACCGTAAGGTGAAGTCTCGTTATAAGGTGTTCCCGTCTGCCTATGCTTCTGGAGCAATCGCTAAATGCCGCAAGGTAGGAGCTAAGAATTGGGGTAACAAGTAATGGCAGTACGCAAGACAGCCAAGGGCGCGTCACTAAAACGCTGGTTCAAAGAAGACTGGAAAGACGTACGTACTGGCAAGGCTTGTGGACGCAAAGAGGGGGAGGAGCGCGGTACTCCGTACTGTAGACCCACAAAACGTGTGTCGAGCAAAACCCCGAAAACAAGCAGCGAAATGAGCGCGTCTGAAAAGCGTGCAAAGATTGCTGAGAAGAAACGGCTAGGGCAACCCGCAGGTAAACCAAAACGCGTATCTCCTGCAAAGCGGAAGGTTAAGAAATGACGACATCAGGTACTACCGCATTTAATATGGACTTCACGGAAATCGCTGAAGAAGCGTGGGAACGTGCTGGCCGTGAACTGCGGTCAGGTTACGACCTACGTACTGCTCGTCGTTCCATGAACCTTTTGACGATAGAGTGGCAGAACCGTGGGATTAACCTATGGACTATTGACGAAGGGTCAATAAGTCTGGTTGCTGGAACGGCTGAATATACTTTACCCGCCGATACTATTGACCTGCTAGAGCAGGTAATTCGTACGGGCGATGGTAATGTTTCCACACAAAGCGACCTCACAATAAACCGTATTAGTGTGAGCACTTATGCGTCTATCCCAAACAAATTATCACAGGGTAGGCCAATCCAAGTGCGGATAGAACGGTTACGTGATGCCCCTAAAATTACTGTGTGGCCTGTACCTGATTCAAACGATTATGTGTTCCGCTACTGGCGTATGCGCCGTATCGAAGATGCAGGGAGCGGTGTAGAGACCGCTGATATGAACTTTAGGTTTCTCCCTTGTTTAGTGGCTGGGCTGGCGTACTACATTGCCATGAAAGACCCACAGTTAGCGGAACGCATACCCATGTTAAAGCAAGCATACGAAGAACAATTTATGCTTGCGGCTGGCGAAGATAGGGAAAAAACCCCGGCGCGGTTCGTGCCTCGTGCAATGAGAATCTAATATGGCTACTCAATTTGCATCGAATCGAAAAGCGTTAGGGGTGTGTGATGTTTGTGGGTTTACTTACAGACTACGTGAGCTACGTAATCTAATTGAAAAGGGTCGGGACACAAACTTAAAAGCCTGCCGTGAGTGCTGGAGTCCAGACCATCCGCAGCTAAAATTAGGTGAGTTCCCCGTCCATGACCCACAGGCGTTACGTGACCCTCGCCCAGACTCTAACCAATACGCTAAAAGCCGTGCGCTTATCCTACCTATGAAGTCTGTTGTAGGGACTGGGTTTGTAGGTACCGTTACGGTAACGACCACATAGGAGTATTGATATGCGTAAGAAGATGGCTAAACCTTCAAAAAAGAAAATGGCTTGTGGCGGGGAAGTCCATAAGATGGCAAAAGGCGGCGGCGTAAAAGTACGCGGCTGTGGTTGTGCAACAAAGGGTACTAAAGCCCGTGGACCGATGGCGTAACGCATGAACTATACCGAGCTGAAAATTAACATCCAAGACGTTACTGAAAACACATTCACTGACGATCAGCTCGCTATGTTTACTCAGCAGGCTGAACAGAAAATCTATAACACTGTACAGATTCCTGCTTTGCGTAAGAACGTCACGGGCACGTTGTCGTTAGGTAATAAGTACCTCGGGATGCCGACTGATTTCTTGTGGACGTATTCACTGGCAGTCGTTGATGGTAGTGGGGAGTACCACTTTCTTTTGAATAAAGACGTTAATTTTATTCGAGAAGCGTACCCAAGCCCTTCCTCACAAGGCTTACCAAAACACTATGCGTATTTTGACGATAGCTCCTTTATTTTAGGACCTACCCCTGATGCAGCTTATGAGATGGAGTTGCACTATGGGTATTACCCTGAGTCTATCGTAACCGCAGGAACAACGTGGTTAGGTGACGAGTTTGATTCTGCTCTATTGAACGGTGCGCTTATTGAGGCAATACGGTTCATGAAAGGCGAACCGGACATCGTTCAGGTATACGAACGTCTATACGTTCAATCTCTCAAATTACTGAAGATGCTTGGTGATGGGAAACTTCGTGAAGATACTTACCGTTCTGGGCAATTTAGAGTGGAAGTAGAATAGGAGACTAAAAATGGCAATTACTCAAGCGATGTGTACATCATTCAAAAAAGCCCTTCTTGATGGTGAGATGGATTTTAGCGGTGACACGTCACAGGTTTTTAAGATCGCGCTGTACACTTCGTCAGCCACCCTTAGCGCCGCGACTACTGCGTATAGTGCAACCGATGAAGTTTCAGGTACAGGTTATACTGCTGGTGGTAACACGTTAACTGTTGTAGCCCCAACAACTTCTGGTACTACTGCGTATTTAGATTTTGCGGATACAACATGGTCCACGGCAACTATAACGGCGCGTGGAGCGTTGATATACCACGCAGACGGTGGCACTAATCCTGCCGTTGCTGTACTTGATTTTGGTTCAGATAAAACGTCTACAGCGGGTGACTTTACTATCCAATTCCCGACCGCAGACGCGTCTAATGCCATTATTCGGATCGCGTAGGATGAATAATGGCGTCTTCAACTGAGTACATAGGATGGGGTTCGACCGCTTGGGGCCAAGGCTCTTGGGGTACGGACCTTATCATTGTAGAAGTTGATGGCGTACAGGCTACAGGCGCGGTTGGTACTGTAGATGTATCCCTTGGGTGTACTGTATTCCCTACTGGGGTGGCTACGACAGGAGCAGTTGGCACTGTTTCTATTAGTGGTGCAGCTACTGTACAACCTTCGGGTATACCAGCAACAGGCACGGTTGGGTCAGTTACTGTTGTTGCAGAAGCTAATGTATTCCCGTTAGGTGTAGAGGCCACAGGAGCAACAGGTACAGTAACTGTTGCTGGGAATGCAGATGTATCTTTAACTGGCGTAGAAGCTGTCGGCAATACTGGTACTGTTTCTATAATCGCCGGGGCTAATACCCCAGTAGCGGGCCTCGACGCTACTGCGGGTCTTGGTACCGTAACCGTCTCTGCTGACGCAAACGTGTTGGTAACAGGCAATGTGGCTACAGGCACTATAGGTAGTGTAGCTGTATCTGCTGATGCGAACGTACAACCGTCAGGACTTTCTGCTACTGGCGGGGTAGGTACAGTAACTGTTGCTGCCGCCGCAAACATCTACCCGTCAGGGGTAAGCGCTACAGGTGCTATAGGCACTGTCACTATATCAGCCACCGCAAATGTCGCAGCCTCTGGAGTAGTAAGTACTGGGGCCGTAGGAGACGTGTTTGTAGCATTAGGTGCTACAATAAACGTAACAGGTGTATATGCTAGTGGGCAAGTTGGCAACGTAACACCAAAAGCTGATGCTGATGTATTAGTAGGTGGAGTAAGTACAACAGGCGCGGTAGGTACGGTCCTTGTTTGGGGCGATATAAATGACAACCAAAACCCAAATTGGCAGAATGTTACTAGCGCACAGACACCAGCTTGGGGCGACATAAACGACAACCAAAACCCGAGTTGGCAAAATGTTACTAGCGCACAGACACCAGCTTGGGGCGGCGTAGATGACGACCAAAACCCTAATTGGCAAAACATAGCCGCGTGAGGATTAAAACATGGCGACACAGTATACTTCGATACTTAAATTAGCCCTTCCCGTACAAGGGGAACTCAGTGGTACGTGGGGCGACGTAGTAAATGATAATATCACTTCGATGGTCGAAGAAGCTGTTGCTGGCCGTGCAGTTATCAACACTTGGACCACTAACTCGCACGTACTGACTACAGCAGATGGTACTACCTCTGAAGCTCGGTGCGCGATGCTTGAGTTTACCGATACGGGTACAGCACTTACTGGCGCAGCTACCGTTGTATGTCCTACTGCTTCTAAGTTGTATGTTTGTAAGAATGATTCAGGACAACAAGTTACTGTTAAAACTGCCGCAGGTACTGGCGTGGCTATTCCAGACGGGCAAACTATGTTTGTGTTCTGTGATGGCACTAATGTTGAGCCATGTGCGACTAACTTTAACTCCCTAAGTTTTAACGGATACACATTAAATTTTGGTGGGGCTGTTACTACTGCTGGGGCGTTTACTACTGCTGGGGCCTACGCACTTACTTTAACGACCACTGGCACTACCAACGTCACGCTCCCAACTACAGGTACGCTTGCTACATTAGCTGGGACAGAGACTCTTACTAACAAGACTCTTACTGGCCCTACCATATCGTCTCCAACAATTACTGGGTCTATATCTGCAACTGACATTACGATTTCTGGTAACACCACCATTGGCGATACTTCAGGGGATAGCCTGACTGTAAACGCTACGGTAACGTCAAACCTCATTTTCACCGATGACACGTATGACATAGGTGCGCTCGGGGCAAACCGCCCACGTAACTTGTATTTGTCTGGTAGCGCCACCATTGGCGGTACGACTACTATGTCTGGCGCTGTTGATATAACAGGCGCGTTAGGTGTAGACGGTAACTTTGACGTAAACACCAACAAGTTTACCGTTGCGTCTGCTACAGGCAATACGGTTATAGCAGGTACGCTTGATGTTACTGGTACGGTAACTACTACAGGTGGGTTGGTTACTGACACAATAGCAGAACGGACTGCTACTACTGGCGTTACGGTTGACGGAGTTTTGCTGAAAGATGGTGGAGCTACGTTTACCGCAGATGTGCTATTCGGTGATAGTGACAAAGCTATATTCGGTGCTGGGTCTGACCTTCAGATTTACCATGACGGGTCTAATAGCTACATAGCAGACAATGGTACAGGGCTACTGCAACTACGAACTAACGGTACAGAGATTAACTTAGCTGCTCAAAGCGGCACAGAGTTCATGGCCCGTTTCCAGCAAAACGGTGCGGTAAATCTCTATTATGACAACTCTGAAAAATTTAAAACCACCAGTACAGGCATAGACGTTACTGGAACAGTAACGTCTGATGGGCTGACTGTTGCGGGTAACGTAAGAGTTGATGGGAATATACAAAGAGATTCGGTAAGTGCAGGTTCAACTGGAGCAAGAGTTGAAGAGATTGGTTTAGGTTATGGCGATGCAGGGAATTCTTGGTCTGGTATTTGGTTTAACAACCAGTTCGCCAATAATGCTGAAAGCGCTATTCTTTTAAAGACACATAATGGTACTTCTACTACCCTACGGCAAAAAATTGAATCTAACGGAGACATCTCATTCTACGAAGACACCGGCACAACAGCTAAGTTCTTCTGGGATGCTAGTGCTGAGCGTTTAGGTATAGGCACTTCTTCTCCCGCCCAACTACTACATATAGAAAATTCTTCCACAAGCGCTTACGCACAAGTAACGTCTGGTACATCCAGTATTGCCGGGGTATTGCTCGGAGATACAATAAATAATTCTATCGGGCGACTGTCTTATGATAACTCCAACAATTCTTTACAGTTATGGACATCAGCAGCAGAACGAATGCGTATCGACTCCGGTGGTAATGTCGGGATTGGTACATCGAGTCCCGCAGCCCAAAGCGCGCTTCATGTAGTAAATAACAGTGGTGTCGCTTCACGGGTAGTAGGGAACGGATCGTCTTCAACTAACTTCGGTATAGGGAACACTACCACTGGGACCGCGCAGTTATTACTTGATGGCTCCAATGGCGACTTTGCTGGTGGCGATTATGTTGTAGTTTCCCAACGTAACGACTTAGCGGGCGAGTTTAAGAATGTAGGGCCAAACCCCTTAGTTTTTTCTACAAGCAACGTCGAACGAATGCGTATCGACTCCAGTGGTAACGTATTGGTTGGTAAGACCACTACAGCAATAGGTACCGCAGGTGCAGTTATAGGGGTTGGGAATATAACCTCGACTTATAACGGTACTGTACTAGACCTAAATAGACTTACTACTTCTGGCGCGATTATCAACTTACAGAAAGACGGTACAGCGGTAGGTAATATTGGTGTCGATAGCGGTGGTGGTTTGTATGTTGACTTCGGTGATTGGACTATTACTGAGTCTGGCGGATCACTGTACTTCGCTACTGGTGGTACAAACAAAATGAAACTTGATGCTAGTGGTAATTTAGACGTTGTAGGCAACGTCAACGCTAACGCAACCATTACTTAATAAAAGACTGCTAGAGCTAATAGGAGTATCCGAAGATGGCTATTAAAATTGCAGGAACAGATTGTATTAACGATGATAAACGATTCATAAACAATGAGTCGTTACCTTCTGTTCGTCCGTCGTTGCTTTTAGACGTTGTTAACGGCAATGCACTTGACCAAAGATTTTCTTTCGCACGGTCTACTACAGCGACTTATTACGATTCTAATGGGGTACTACAAACAGCAGCAGTAAACACCCCACGTCTTACTTATGATACCGCAACTAAAGTACCTGAAGGGCTGTTAATTGAAGAAGCGCGAAGCAATGTGCTGAGAGATACTAGCCTGTTCACTGACGTTAGTTGGGTTTTATTGCCACTAGGTCTAGGCAAAGCGCCTGTTTTAGAACCAAATGCAGCGATAGGGCTAGACGGAAAATTGAGCGCCACAAAAATAACTTTTGATTGCGGCGGTGGCACGACTATTTCTGATCGGTCACGAATGGTACAAACAAACACAGGCGGCAGCGCTGGCGCAGACTATACCGGAAGTTTTTGGGCTAGACTTGATTCTGGTTCTGGGAACATAGTGTTTCGTCATGTGGCAAGTAGCTCATACACGACAGTAAATCTTACTGATTCATGGCAGCGGATTGAGTTAGTAGAATCCGCAAATTCGTCAACGCTGACCTTTGAAATCGCAACAACTGGAGATGTAACACCGGGAGAGATAACTGTATATCTTTGGGGCGCTCAATTAGAAGTGGGCGCATTCCCGACCAGCTACATACCAAGCACCGAAGCATTCACCAGCCGCGCAAGCACAGCGCAATATATTGACGGTAACGGCGACTGGCAGCTTGCCGCCGTTAATGCAGAGCGCGCTAACGCTTATGGTTATGATGAAAGCGGCAACCTTGAATATATCGGGCAGCTTTTGGAGCCAGCGAGGACTAACGCTTTCACATATCCGCGATTAATTGCGCCTTTGGGGGTTTGGGCTTTCGCTAATCTAACAGGCTACATAAACGCGGAAGTATCGCCAGATGGAAATTTGAACGCTTCTAAAATTGTTCCTAACACAACGTCTACAGTGCATGGCATTACCCGCATTATCACCTTCACAAGTGGATCAACTTATACCTTCACCCTATATGCAAAAGCAGGTAATTATCCGGGCATACGCTTGCAATTCCCAACAGTTGAATTCGGAACCGGAAAATCCGCAAACTTTGATTTGCGCGATGGGACATTTTCATCAACCGGCAACGACCCGGATTCATGGTCTATCACGCCCGCAGGGAATGGTTGGTATAGAATTTCGATAACTGCTACCGCAGTTTCTAGTACAGCCGGCTCAATTCAACTCTATGTTTTGAATTCATCTTTAACTACTACTTTTGCAGGCGATGGCACAAGCGGAATCTATATTTGGGGCGCACAGCTAGAAGTCGGCGCATTCCCAACCAGCCTAACACCGGACGCTACAACCTTCACCAGTCGCGCAGGTACCGCTACCTATTACGATTCTAATGGCGTTATGCAAGAAGCAGCGATTAACGAATACCGCGTAAATACATACGGCTATGATAGTAGCGGAACCCTACAACTCGCGGGGCCGGTGCTGGAACCTTCCAAAACTAATGAATGGATTTATTCTGAAGATATTTTTATTTCAGGTATCGGAAAAACTCGTTCTTTTATTCATCCGTACCAAGAGTTTGGGCAAACAGGTGGAATTGCCGCCGGTAAATTTATTCCCGATGGGTCGGCAGCCACTACGCATTATGCAGCTAAGGTGGTGAATTATACCGCTGGCACTGTTTACACTTTTTCCGTGTATGCAAAAGCCGCTGAATTGAATAGCTTGTCCCTTGATTTGCCCGTAGCGCAATTCGGAAGCGCGCAGCGCACTTTATTCGATTTAACGGATGGAACTGCTAGTTTTCCCATCGGTAAGAATGTAACGCATTACGGCAGCCAGCTGGTGGGTAGTGGTTGGTGGCGCATTTGGATCACTTCCACTTGCACGTCTAGCGGCTTGGGGGCTGCTTTATTGTTGCTGTTTGACAACGATGGCAATGTAATATTTGATGGCGACTATAACAGTGGCGTTTATGTGTGGGGCGCACAAGTTGAAGCCGGAAGCTACCCAAGCAGCTACATTCTTGAAGGCACAACATGGAGCAGCCGCGCTAGTACCGCGACCTATTACGATAGCAATGGCATTATTCAAACAGCCAGCAGCGGCGTTGCTCGTGATGCGGCGTATTATCCGAAAGATGGCGTTTTTTATCCTATTGGGCGAACACTCATAGAAGTAGCCAGCACAAACCTAGTGGCGCAATCCGAAGCGCTTGATAATGCTGCTTGGGCTAAAGGTGGAAC